GACCAGGTGGTGAGTTGCGGTGTTGTCTACCGTAGAGGATTTCTCTCGAGCAATCGGGTTTGAAGGCACGGCCTACCAATTGGGGGTAAATTGTAACTTCGTGCAAACAGGACAAATGGAGATGATCAAGCGAGTCTTCGGGAAGAGCTCACAGATTTATGTGGGACAGCATGCCATAGGTGTTGAAACTGGTAAAACTTTTGACATGTTCACCTTAGTATGTAAGATTGTTCTCAGATATATTAGGACAGGGAAAATTGAAGCGAAAGTCGATTGTCTAACCGGCTTTCTAGTGGAGTTGCTTAAAACTGATTGCGCTGCCAAATGGGACTGGTTCATGAGGCGTGGTACGATAACGGACTATGTCAAAACTTTGGGCATTTTGTCTGGAGTTGGGTTAATCCCTTATATTGCAGCAAAGAGATGGTACTCCCGACTGGCGGTGATGGTTGCTGTGGCACCAGTAAGCCTGGCATTGTCATACGCTACCCTACCTAGGGAAAAACTGTCCGTGTATAGGCTGAGGTCTGAAGCAGTTGAACAGATGGAGGATGAGAGTGAAGCTCATGAGTGTTTGGTCGTTGAGGAAGCTATGCCTCTTAAAGGCAAAGACGGTGAGGACATTATCACAGGTAGTAGGCTACTTAAGGTCCGGGCGCGGACAGGACGACGGAAACGAGTTCCCTACGCGTCTAAGGTCGCTCAAGTGGCCAGGTCTAAAGTGGGTTATCTCAAGAACACCCCTGAGAATAGGCTGATATATCAACGGGTGCTTATTGAGATCATGGACAAGGATTGCGTTAGGTACTGTGATAGGGACGTCATATTGCCTTTGGCTATCGGATTTTGTTTCGTGTATCAGGAGGATGTGCGGGAGGCTAGCGAGCTCTGGGGCTCTCAGGAGTCCCTTGGGGTGAAATAGGGAGGCCTAGTGCGTCTCCCTGGCGTTGTGACACAGATCAATCGAAATATCCCATCTGATGTGTTGCAGCACCAGGAGGTGCTTGAGGTTCGTACAGGACCTCCCATATCTAAGGAGCGTAATATATTTATGGTTGCAGGTGGTCCATCACAGGCGCGCTTCTTAGTTCACAATCATTGCCTGACAAACCTGAAAAGGGGTCTTGTGGAGAGAGTTTTCTGTGTAGAAAGGAATGGGAAACTTGTTCGCACTCCGCAACCTAAACCTGGGGCCTTTGGTAGTCTCTCCTCGTTCAGGAGAGCTGTAATCGCGGAGGTCGGGGTAGCCCACCGATTGGGGTATGATGGATTTCTATCGTACTACCGCGGTGCGAAACTTCGTACTTACACGAAAGCAGTGGAGAGTCTGCATATCCAATCAGTTAATGAGCGTGATAGTCATTTGACTACATTTGTTAAGGCTGAGAAGATATCGACTACCAAAGGTGATCCTGCGCCTCGGGTGATCCAGCCTCGGTCACCTAGGTACAATGTGGAGTTAGGAAGATATCTGCGGCATATGGAGTCCAAAATGATGAAGGCCGTGGACCGCGTGTTTGGAGAAACAACATGCATCAAGGGGTATACAGCCGATGAGGTGGGATCGATCTTTAAGGAGAAATGGGACAAATTCCATAGGCCAGTAGCAATAGGCCTGGATGCGTCGAGATTTGATCAACACTGCTCAGTGGAAGCCTTGCAGTACGAACACGGATTTTACAAGGCATTATACCCTGGCAATAAGCTTTTATGCAAATTGCTGGAGTGGCAGCTCACGAATAAAGGTAAAGGTTACGTTCCTGATGGGACTGTATCTTATGTTAAGCGTGGCTGCAGAATGAGTGGTGATATCAACACCTCACTTGGTAACTACTTATTGATGTGTGCTATGGTGTATGGGTACATGCGGTTCTTGGGTATTAATGAGTATAGCTTGGCTAACTGTGGGGATGATTGCGTTCTGATTATAGAGCGTAAGAATCTCACACGGATACAGGAAACCTTACCAGAGTATTTCCTTAATTTAGGTTTTACAATGAAGGTTGAGGAGCCTGTATTTCAATTGGAAGAGGTTGAATTTTGCCAAGCCCATCCTGTTGCCTTCAAAGGTGGTTGGAAGATGGTAAGGAACGTGCGCACAGCTATGTCAAAAGATGTGCACTGTGTCAATAATATTAAGGATCTGGCTACGCGAAAGGCTTGGAGTAACGCCCAGCACATAGGTGGATTGGCTTTATCAGCCGGTATACCCGTTGTGCAGAAGTTTTACGAGTCTTTTAAGTTGTACGAAGCTCCAATTAAACATCAGAGGATCGACACAGTCACAAATGTGCATAAATGGCGCGGGAGTGGGGGATCATATGAGATAACCCCTGAATCTCGTGCCTCATTCTGGCAGGCTTTTAAGCTTACAGGTGATGAACAGCTGGCGTTGGAGGACCGTCTTGGGAGATGGGAGATGGACTTGTTTGGAGCTGAGGGTGTTGACTCGCATGAGCCTAGCATTCTCGACTTCGCCGCAGCTTGACCAAACTCACAACGTTTTTCAAACATGGCATTAGTGACGAAGAATAACAATAAAGCAATTGCGGTTTTGAAGAAAGCAGCAGTGCCTGCAATGTTAAAAGGAGCTTCCATGCTCTTTGACAACAGAAGATACATATATGATGGGGTTAATTGGGTACTCTCCAGAAAGAGTAAAGGTCGGAAGGGAAAGACGGACAATATCCCTCACCCTGGCACGCTACCTGGGGCTATCGCAGCTCCTGTAGCTTACACTAGGATAGTGCGCGGATCTCGTCCTAAGTTTACACAGACTAGTGGAACTGTACGCATCACACACCGAGAATACATTTCACAGATTGAAGGTGCTGTGGCTGGTTTCCATGTCAATAATGATTATGGTCCTGCTAATGATTACAGCTTGAATCCATTAAATTTTGCAGTATTTAACTGGTTGCCCACAATCGCTGGAAACTTTGATCAGTATAAGTTTGTCAACATATCCTTGCACTATGTGCCACTTTGCGCAACATCAGAGCCGGGAAGGGTTGCCTTATTCTTTGATAAGGACTCAGAGGATCCAGGTCCGGACGAGAGGGCAGGTCTTGCAGCGTATGGACATCTCGCAGAGATTGCTCCTTGGGGAGAGGTAAGGCTGCCAATACCAGTTGATAACACGAAACGGTTCATGTCTGATAATGCTACGGCTGACCCAAAGTTAGTGAACTTAGGCAAGGTAGGATGGGCGGTGTATGGTGGAGCTTCCACCAACACCTATGGAGATGTTTTCGTTCAGTACACAGTTGATCTATATGAACCACAGCCTGTGAATACATTACAACAGGATTTGGCTGGTACTGTGGCTGGTGGAGTTACTTATCAGGCTGGACCTAATTTTCTCTCTTATGAAGCTGGGACTGGAACATCGATTACTTATCAGTTTAGGGTCCCAGGCACATACGTTGTCACATGGAATGCAAATGTTACTGTTACAGGGATTGGGACACCGACAGTGTCAGCCGGTGCAACAATTAATGGGTCCTTCGGCGTGTCGAATTTGCCAAGGGCTAGTTACACTGCTAATATTACGGTTGTACGCAATGCTAATCTTACGATTCCTGGTTTGACAGGCCTAACTAACTGGCAAATTTTTGTCTCCAAAGTTACTAAGGCAGACCAGGTTACTGTCACTTAAACATGTTTTGGGTAGGGGCTTCTTGAACAAGACCAGTTCATGGATACTGAATACGAGCAAGTCAATAAACCATGGAACGAACTGTACAAGGAAGCGACGCTAGGGAACAAGCTGCTTGTGAACGTTGGGATGGAGGACATGGAAGTTCCATTACTCCCTTCAAACTTCCTGACGAAAGTCCGAGTCGCGATGAGTGGCGGTTACATCACTGTTCGGAGAATCCGGATCAAGATCATCCCCTTGGTTTCAAGGAAAGCTGGAGTTTCGGGAAAGTTGTATTTAAGAGATATTACAGATATGACTGGAAAGAAACTTCATTGCACAGAGTCCTTGGATCTTGGACGGGAGATTCGGTTAACTATGCAGCATCTCGACTTCTCGGTATCAACCCGGTCGGATGTACCTATAGTATTCGGATTCGAGGAATTAGTGTCACCATTTCTGGAGGGTCGGGAACTCTTCAGCGTCTCATTGCGATGGCAATTCGGGCTAAGTGCTCAGAGTTACAGCTTGCCTCCAGCGAAGTGGAAGGTGATGTATCAAGAAGATGCCCTGAAGCGTATCAAGAATGTGAAGAAAGCGAATTTGACAGACTCTTCAGCGAGGGCATGACTCTGCGTAGTGGAACTCGGATTAATTGTAACCTGTAGTGATCTTCGTGGTGGTACGACCTCAGACTGGTCATCTGAGACTGCGTAGGACGGAGGCTCCCCTTCAGACAGGGAGTGACTATTGGTGAAACGAGTGAAACTATGATACGAGAGTGCCTGAGCACGGTATACCCCCATCCTACGGGAGGGCTTTAGGGGGTGACCGGAAGCACCACCGGACAACCGGAAC